AACATTTTCATGATTCGAATCTCTCTCACTGACTACTTTCTCAATGTACACGATTCGCCAAAAATGTCAACCACAAAAAATGCCCCCGAAGCCGAAACTCCGAGGGCATTCTCACTGGGGTGTGGTCTTCTATTTATTAGAAGCGGAGAGTGACCGTACCAGCCGCACCATTGTTCTTGACTGCGCCAAGATCGGTGTGGGTGTACTGAGCACCAACCGAAACATGACCAATGACGTTAACGTCAAGACCTGCGGTAGCGCGAAGACCCTGGAGATTGTGTGCTTCTAGATCACGGAGGTTGTCATAACCTAGACCAGCATACACTAGAGTATGTGGAGTTACTTCATAGCCAAGACGACCACCAACGTTAACATCGGTGCGGTCAAATACGTTGTCTAGACCAGCTTCAACGCCTACGGTAACAGGACCAACAAGCTTACTATCATAACCAGCTTCAACACCATAAGTGAATGAACGGTTTGATGGGATTGCAGTGATGTCCTGATAGCCGACAACGCCAGTTACACGAGGGCCGACAAAGCTGTCTGCCATTGCAGGAGTAGCAGCAACAGCGGTAAGAGCCGCGAGGGCAAACATAAGATTCTTCATTCAGTATTCTCCATTAAAATAAAACAATGTTATAACATTTGACAGTCGTTTAAGGTACAACTGACAGAACCTATCTCATTTATAGATTGCTTTTATGTGAACAGCAGTAAATCTGGCAGATAACCACTGGTTATAATAGTCATCTGACAGCAATGCATCTGTCTCTAAAATCATTTTAGTTTCATAATATGAAGCGGAAGACTTATTGTGACATAGACGTACTATCTCTCTAGAGAAGTTTTCTTTGCCTAGTTCTTCGACATCCGCTTTGAGTAAAGGAGAAGAACCATAATAGGTCTTCCAATCGCTAGGCTTGCGAATCTTCTTCTTCTTACCCTTTATAGTCTTATAGCCAGCAGAAGTCAAGTATTTTCTGCCAAGATATTTTCGACCAGTAACTTTGTTTGTGATCAGATAAACAAATGCAAAATGACCATCAGCCTGTGCATCAGTAAAGGGTTCCCCATCGTAGATCCATGGATTTTCATAATCCATTTAACTATCGAACTCTTCATCTTCGTCGTCTACTTCTTCTGGTGTGAACTGGCTATCAGCATCAACGCCACAAAATGGACAAAACTCAACTTGTATGCCTGGTTCTTTACTAATCAACTTGTATTCTGTTTCACAGACAGAACATTCGATCCAATCAATCATTTTGTTTACTCCGTTTTTTCACGAACTTGGAGAAGTCCTTTTCGTCTTCGTAGGGCGTGAGGTCTAGATTTGGTGGTGATAACTTGAGGTTTTCATGATCAAGTTTCTTGACGTATTTATCAACAAACTTATCGTATGCTCTCCAGTTTAGCCCATCCCCAACAACTGCATCATGCTCTACTGCTAACGCAATGTGATGGGCTTCTTGGTATCGAAGCCCAAACACATCTATCAAGGCCTTCTCCACTCTTTCGTGAACAAGGAGGTATTTTGTGATATCTGTACCATTAAAGTCAACGTTCATGTGTCTATCAATGTAGATGTCTTTACTGTCTTTGGAATAACCAGCAACATAAGGAACATCATACTTGTTAATGATCTTCACGGTCCTACCAATCTCTTTTTGAAAGGCAGGATCGTGAAGCATTGTATGGACACGAAAACTATGAACTTTAGGTAGGGCCATTAATCAATCCAGATAAGTCTTGAAGGGTTTTGATGGAGTCATCTCTGTGGCAGACTTCGACATACTTATCAATGTCGGTAGACCACTGTTCTCCATCCCACCATTCAAAACCTTTGAACTGTGACTTGTAGATACCAATATTTCCATAGCCAGAACCAATGTAAAGATGATAATATCCCATCTTCTTGGCTAACTCTACTTCATATGCCACTAAGTGGCGTGAGATAGAAGCTTTTGGTTCTGAATAGTCCCATGCGGTAAACTGTGTTTCAAGCCCACCGTCATAAGTTGTCATCTTAGAAAATGCAACCAAGTCTCCTGCATTGTTATGCACAAGAATCCATGTTGCACGATCTAGATCGATTTCTATTGTATAAATGTCATCGAGGTTACGTCTGGCTGTAAACATACCGAATACGGTACCAACGTCTGACATATCCTCAATCGATTCAACGTGGGTTACTTTATAACCCTTTAGTGGTTTAGTTTTCTTATCGAATAGATTGCAGTCGATGCGGACAGAACGTGAGTTATACCACTTTCTATCGTTAATCAACCAACCTTGTTCGAGGGCGTCCACTTCACGCGAGTTTTCCAGGTCTAGTTCTAAATCGTAAACTTGTAAATCGTATTGCGAAACATTACCAAAGATAGGGTGTATCTTGGTCTTCATTTCTGGGTATTAGCTCCTTACGAGTTTGTATGCATTACCTCCATCATCGTAAAAGCCAAGGACCAACTCAATAATAGTAAAACCGTATGCATTATATAAAGACAGAGCCACATCGTTCTCTACTCTACAGTGTAAAGTGAGAGGGGACCATGGTATAGTCTTATTATCGATATAGTGTTGTAAAAGCAGTTTAGAGTATCCTTGCCCGCGGTATTGTGGGGCAATCTCTAAAGTTTCTAGATATTCAGATTGATCTTGATCGTCATCATAGACATAACTTATATAGAAGCCTGCTATATCATCATTGATCTGAAGAACATTGACATTACAACCAAATGATTGGTAGTCTTCAAGTTCATCAATCGTAATCGTGTCTGTTTCAAATGAGGCTTTCTCTATCTCTATCATTCTAGGATAGTCAGCCTCGGTTGCTTCACGTATACTTATATAAGTTGTCATAGGGTAAAGTTAGAAAATGTCGTGTCCGTGATATCTTTTTTCACGCCACCAGAAACATAACTGGTAATCTCTGTTTCCTGGGGTGCTACTTGTACATCAGAACCACTAATCCATTTAGTAGTCCATGGTAGAGGATTAGGTCCTGACTTACCTGGAAGACCGATATTGCTCATACGCTTTGCTGCAATGTGATCTACATAGTCACACAGCAGTTGTTCATTTAGACCAATCATCGACCCCTGATGAAAGAGATAGCGTGCCCACCCCTTTTCTTGATCGATGACTCGGTGAAAGATAGCAGCACATTCATCCCGTGTCTCTTCCCGTATTCTCGCAAAGTCTTCATCCTCTTTCGGTAGTATCTTGAGGAGATTTTGAGTTGAGGCAAGATGAACGTTCTCGTCTCTGGCAATGAGTTTAATGATCTTAGCATTGCCTTCCATTTTCTTGACTTCAGCAAATGCCCAAGAGCAGGCGAATGAGACATAGAATCTAACTCCTTCTAGAGCATTGACAGCATTGAGACATAACCATAATGCTTTCTTGTGATCATATCGATACTTTGGTGTATAACCATATTCCGATTCTGGACAACCAAGTGTATTGTTTAGAGTAATCAAATCATCATAATACTTGCTGATATCCTCGGCACAGTCTAAGATTTCTGGGATGTCGAGCATCTCATCGAATACTCTACTTGGATCACTGTATACATTGCGAATGATGTGAGTGTACGATCTACTATGAATCGTCTCACTGAAAGCCCAAGTTTGGATCCAGGTCTCCAACTCTGGTAGCGAACACACAGGGAGGAAAGCAAGCGAAGGAGCCCGACCTTGTACAGAATCAAGTAGAATCTGACGCTTAAGGTTCGAGGTAAAAATGTGTTTCTCATGGTCATTTAGTGCCTTGAAGTCTTTGCCATCGCGAGACAGATCAACTTCTTCTGGTCGCCAGAAGAAACCGAGTTGTTTATCAGTTAGTTTTTCAAAGATTGGATAGCGTTGTTTGTCATATCTAGCGATGTTTACATTCTCACCAAAGAAGCAAGTCTGTTGTGTTGCGTCAAATCTGTTGTTATTAAAAACTGACATCGCTTTCGTCTATCCATTCTACTTGATTTGCAGGAAAAGTTTGTCGCCAAACATGAGTTTCATCTTTTAAAACAAAGTCAATCTTGGTGGAGTTTGAATAGTTCTTAGCTTCAACCACCTCGTAGACTTTGCCGTTCTCTTCCCATTTGTTATTATTTATTCGAATATATCGCATAACTAGACACTTTCAAACATGTGCTTTAGTGCAGAAGCATCCCACCAAGCATTGTGTCGAATAGCACCAGGTAGTGTAGTTGGATAAGCATCAACGCGCACCATATCAAAGATGATCCTAGGAACGGCAATCATCTCACCTGGACCAGTAATCATTGCCTGACAAAGATACTTGATGTCATCTGGCCAATCTGTAGTGATCACAGGGCATGGATCATCTCCGAAGAACTCTTTGATCATATGTGCGCCGCGATTGTCCAATAGAGAAGCAACTTGCATCTTAACGCCTTTGGGTACATTAATAATGACGGGCATAACATTTATAGCAACCCATGGATCAATCTCTTGGATTGTCTCATATTTGATATATAGGCTATGC